GCTTCACGCTCTTTAGGGTCAGTGACGTTAGCCAACTCAGCATCCAAGTCGCCGCGCAACTTGTTGAAAGCCTGCATCAGGCCGCCATACATGCGGTTGCTTGGGTCTTCTTTCTCACGAGCCACAACTTCAGCAAAAGACTTTGTGCCTTCCAGCTCGCGCTGCAACTCAAGGGCAGACGCTGTCGATTCGGCGAAGCTCACATGGTAGTGGTCAGGATCGCTCTCAAGCTTGGCTTGTTCAGCAGGCGTTGCATCCAAGTACTTCTGTGACTTGGCAATCACTACGTAGTTACCGAAACGCTTCATTGGAGCGTAAGGGTTGAACTCGGATACCGCAAACAAGCGGGCAAACTGAGCCAACTGAGCTTTCTTATCCGCTTGCAGCTTAGCAACTTTGGTTGCATCACCTTTAGCTTGCGCCTCTTTAATCAACGCATCATACTCAGAGTTCGTGGCATCCATGAGCGTCTGCTTCTTCAGCTTGAGCATCTCGTCACCGTGGGCAAATACTGCTCCAATCCAGTCACGTGACTCTTGGCTCAACGCGTCCCAACGCTTACTCATAGCGTCATCAATCTTAACCTTCTCGCTTGTGCCAGTGCGCCAAGTAGGTTCAAAACCCCACTTCTTTTCACGAGTCATGTCATACACAAACTTGTTGGCGCTCGCGTCACCAGTTCCACGCTCTTTCACGGGAATGTTGTTGTACAACGCAGCAACACGCTCAACGTCACGCTCAATCTGACCTTCAAGATTCGTACGCTCTCTGTAGAGGGTATCCATCTTCTTAGCGGCAGAGATACCAGATTTAACGGCCCGGTTGAACAAGTCTTCAGTAAACACCACAGTGTTCAGCAGCTTCGACGTAACAGCCGAGACCGCCTTAGCCATGGGAGACTTCAGGACTTTTTCTTTGTTGGCGCGTAGTTGCCGTCCAGTAATTGTTTGAGGTTGGACCCCACCTTGAACTTGTCCTGACTGACCACCTTGAACGGTGCCGGCTGCTTGGGTTCCAGCACTGGCTTGTTTGATTTTTGCATGTGTGCGCTCCATGAAAGCCGCAGTCAGCGGCAGGTTATCTTTCAAGTACTGACGGGCTTGCTCCATACCACTGAAGGCGTAGAGCTGCGCAAAGATTTCTTCGCGCATGCTGTCTGAGTTAAGACCTCGGTTGTCCACGAATGGATACACCATCATCTGCGACAGTGGAGAGTCTGGCTCATTGACAAAGTGGTTGTAGACCTCTCGAGCCACCGCACCAACGGGGCGCAGCGAACCGTTCTTAAATGTCAAGTTCAGCTCAGGGGAGCTAGAGTATGTACCACCTTGGCCATCAACAACACCATCAGCCCCGTGGCCGACTTCGTGCATCAATGTAATCGTGGCAGTGTACTGATCGTCCAGTGCAGCCTGACTAAAAATGATCGTTGGCTTGCCGTCCACCAAAGCAAACATACCGTCCCAAGAAACATCTTCGCTGGTGATTAGCCAGTTTTCAATGTTCTGAACGTTGGAAATCAGACCTGCTTTTTGCAAGTGCTTCAAGGCGTTGGTGATACCAGTGTACTTAACCAGTTTGGCAAGCGTTGTCGGCTGTGTCTTAAATGTGTTGCCGTCGTTGTCTTTCCACTCTTGGCTGGTAGCTGAACGGCTGTAGCGAGAAGTGCCATCATCCAGCTCAGTATCTTCCATGAACATTTCGTTCGCCGTGTCATCTGCGACGCGGTCAAAGTCCATGTTGTTCTCAATGACTGTCTCCAGCGATGGCTCGGAGGCCAGCGTAAAGTCACCGCCAGTACGAGCAGCCAACTCGTCGAGGTAGCCCTTTTCGTTCTTAGACAGATTAGAGTATTCGCCTAGGCCGGGCATGTCTTCGCGCAGTTGCTCCCAAACATCTCTGCCGGAAACCGCCGCTGTGGACTTCTCTTCTTTAGGTTCGGCCAGCGCCGCAGCCTTACCCTTTTTAGGCTTAGCAGGTTTCTTTTTGCCTGCCAAGAAGTCCGCATACTTTTGCATGGCAGCCTGTTGCTTAGCTTCCAGATCAGCAATTTCAGCCTTCAGGTCTTCTGCGATAGCAGGAATTTCTTCTGCCATGGCGTTGAGGCGTTCGATCTTTTCTGAGATCGTTGTGATGGCGTTAGCCAAGGCTTCATCCTTGACGTTGGCTGTATCACCCGCACCCTTAACACCTTGCGCCCATGTACGCGCATCATCGTAGCCGTAACCGCCAGCTGCGCCGTCTTCCGACTCAACACCAACAGCCGCCAAAGCATCTTGCAGGCCGCCAGTTTGCTCACCCTCAGAGGTACTCACACCACCTTTGGATGTGTCAGCGACGCCCAATAAGTTACGAGCTTGCGCAGGTGTCATGCCCATAGACTCAGCAGCACTCACCATGTTGGTCGTGTTACCAATCTTACGAACCGCGTCAGCGCCAACGCCAAACTGTTTGCCAATCGCTTCTTGAATTTTGATAGCGTAGCCGGAAGGAGCTCCCTTCATGGCGGCCAAATAAGCCTTGGCAATCTCAATGTCGCGAGCCTTGTTTGTGGAGCCCTCAAACGTCTTGTCCAGAATCTGATCGACTGCTTGCGTCACTGCATCGTCAGTGATGTTGGTATCTTCGCGTTGGCCTTGCGCTTCTTCGGCCAGAGCTTGGGCTTCTGCGGCGTTGCCTGTCAACTCACCAATAGCAAGCTGATCTTCCAGTGAAGTCTGAGCCTGACGCTCTACGGGTAAACCCTCGGTTTCTGTTACAGCGGTAGATGGTTGGCCGGGGACATTTCCGAGAAGAGAAGTTTCATTAGTTGCGGAGTTAATTCCGGCGATACGGGAACCCACATCTCCTGCGGGTCCGCCAGTAGTAGCTGGTCCTGTAGAAGCCAAGCCTCCTGATACGTCAGTGCCCCCAGCTGCCACGCTCGGTGTAAGTCCTCCTGCAGCGGGTACAGTTGTGCCGACATTTTGTCCCTCCGGTCTTGGAGCGCGTTGAAATGTGCCAATCTTAGCCTTACGCTGCTTCTCTTGGAAGTCAGCTTCAATCTGCGCAAACGTTTTTTCAACTTCTGCGTAGCGATTCTTCTTAAGCTGCTCAACTGTTTGGTCAAACGTAGACTTGTCAATTGCTCCGCTGCCCAGCAGATCAACTGCTTTGGTAAAAGCATCGATGCGTTTCTGCATCGGTTTACCCTTGCTCATCAAGTTAATACCAACCTTGGAAGCCGCGGCTTGCAGGTCATCAGCAATAACTTGCGTGGTGGTTTGGCCTGTGGGGTCTTCCGCAGACGTTTGACCTTCAGGGCTCACTTCTTCAGCAGGTTTAGGGACGGGCAAGTTGTAGCGTTTTTGCAACTCTTGCTCGCTGCCAAGTGTGACTGTGCCATCGGGGAACACAATCGGTGTACCCGCCAAGGGGTTGAATCCGATACCCAGCAGTGGCTTTTGCTCTGCTGTTTCGTCGGCCGTAGGGTTAGCCGTCTTGAGCATGTTGGCTTCGTAGGCACGATTGTGGAGCGCAGTAAAACCGCCACCGCCTAGACCGCCCATTACACCGCCAAGTGTGGCGGAGCCCACAACACCCTGCATGGGATCAATCGTGGGATCGTACTGACGTGCGGCCAAGTTAGCGGCTAACTGAGTAGCGCCTTCTTCACCAAACTCTTGGCGGGCTTCCTGCCACGCAACACGCTTAGCGCTTTCACGGGTAAGACCTTGCTTGCCGCCAGCAAACACTTTAGTAAGGCCGGTTGCGCCCGTATACCCACCGATCAACGCTGGAATTGCAGATGCTTCGCGAGCTGCCTTACGAGCCAGTTCTTCTTTCTGGTCTTCGGGAATGTTCTCGCTCTGCATGATCAAGTCATACGCGCTACTAGCAGCATCACCGCCGGCAGCCGCACCGCCCAAAGCACCACCGATACCCTGACCAGTGAGTCGAGCGCCTCGAGTTCCTGCACCAAACACCGTTTCGCCTAAGGCTACGCCGCCTTTAACAGCACGACCGAATGGGCCAACGTTACCGACAACCTTGGCGGCTGTCTGTAAGGGGGACGTGGCTACGTACTTTCCCACACCCTTAATTTGCTCAGCCCAGTCGCCCTTCATGGCTTGGCCGAGTTCTGCCTCGGACTGCTTGACTACATCGCTTTGGTTCTCTTCACCTTCTTTGATGATGTAATCCAAACCCTGCGACAGAGGGTTGTCCACGGAAACAAAGTCACTAACCGATTTCGCCAAACCAAGGCCTGCGTTGACGGCCGAGATGACCGTGTCATTTGCAACCGCGAGGGGGTTCCTTGTTGCAGGCTTTGGCTGCTTAGCCTCGCCCCATGGAGTAGCGTCGTGCGAGACAATGAAAGGCATACTACCCCTCTTTATTTTTTAGGTTTGACGTACGAGTCAATCAACTCTGCTTGAGATACGCCAGCTTTCAACGCTTGCTGAGCAGCTGGAGACTTCATAAACTTAGCAGGATCGTTTTTAGCGGTGGCCGCTGCAGATTTTAGTTTAGCATCATCAGATGGATGAATCTCCACCACACCAGCTTCACGGAGAGCGTTCTTCACCAAATAGTTGTATTTGTTGATTGTCACCGGCTCTTCGTTGCCGTTCTCGTCACGAATTTTGATCGTGGCTGTGGACTTCTCAGGATGGTTTGTTGCCAAGATGCCAGCAACTTTTTTGAGTTCTGCAGCATTCGCCTTGGGGTCATCCATTAACTTAGCAAACTTTTGAGTCAACTGCTGGTAGTTAGTCAGCTCGCTTAGCTGCGCCTGCTGCAGCGGATTTAAAATACCGTGGGTACTTGCGCCAATCTTGGCAACTTGAATTTGAGCGTCACGGGCAGCTTTTTGCGCTTGATCCCACACACCACCGGGAGCGTGGTATGCCTGCTGTGTTTGCGCGTTTAACATGGCCGCTTCGGCACTTGTCACAGTAGCCCCAACCTGCTTTTCTTTCAGGTCACGCTCTAGCTTACTCAGGTAGTCTTCGTGGCCAATACTGCCTAGTTCGTGAGACATCTGTGTCTGCAACTTTTTAGCTGCGGCTTCTTGAGCTTGCTCGGGGGTGATCGTAAAACTTTTTACAGGAGCGTTGTTTTTATCCAACACCCAGTATGTGCGCTCACCGCTAGGACCAACTTCTGGCTGTGAAACCCTTTGGCCGTCTGCAACTTTTTGGTTGTAGTAGGCGGTGCCAGTCTTGTCTAAATAGTCAAACGCACCCTGCGGGTTAGCCATAACAGACTCAGCGTAAGGGCGATACTTATTAAAGATAGCTTCACGCTTTGCGCGCAAGTCTTGCGTACGTTCTTGCTCACTCAGTTGTGCGGCAGTCCCCAGCATCTGAATACCGCGAGCTTGAATGTCAGGGTTCGTAGATGAAGCCAGCAGAGCAGCTTGCTCTTTAATGATCTCAGATTGAGGACGAGCCGTAGATGTAACGCCATACGCCAAGTTACCCTCATCATCACGCATGGGGGCGTTGGTCAAACCTACCTTGGCATTGGCCGCGGCTTGCTCAGGAGTGAATCCTTCACGAGTACGCTGGATACCTTTTTGCAAAGTGGCAATACGCTTTTCTTCCTCAATGCGCTCACGCTCACGTTGCTGCTGTTCTTTACGGAACTTGGCCTCATCCATGCGTTCGAGGTCTTGCACTCCGGCGGAGATGCCTTGGCCTGCGCCACCCAAAATACCTAGAATATTGGCCATAGCCTACCTCTTAAACTTCGAGTTGTACGTCGTCGCCTGTAGTTGCAACGTCTTCAACGACCTTCTTCTCACGCTTTTTAGAAGTGGGTGCAGGTGCAGCTTCAGCAGCGTTGTGCAATTCCAAACCAAGTGCATTCAAGAAGGGCTGACCGTCGTCGCCAATATCAGTGATGTACTGTTTTTTACCGTCGTGCATAACGACCAAGCGGCCGCCAGCAGATTCAGCGTTCAAGCGAATTTCAAGTTCGTTCAGTGTCATTTTAAGCCTTTGCTATACCTAAGTGTTTTTCAAATTCCAGTCCAGCCTGACGCATTTTTTCTAAACGATCAAGGCCAAACTTCTTTACTGCGCCGACAGGCATAACAAACTCACCGTCGGACAACAACGCAGGAACTCTATCATCTTTTGGGCCGCCGGGGCCATCAACCTCACCACCGCGACGGGATGTGGAACCGGGAGTAACTTTGCCGCCATCTTTGAAAAGGCCGAGGGCAGAGCCCACAAGCATCGCACCGCCAACCCATGGCATAGCAGCACCCAAAGCAGCACCTGCACCCATAGAGCCAGCAACACCCTCAAGGGCTGCACCTTCGGCGGCAGTCGCCGCACCTTCGGCAGCAGGGAGAATTGAATTAACTTGCTGCGCAGCTTGTGTGTACGCATCAATAGCAGGCTGAGCTTCTTTGCCCAAGCGCAGACCTTGACCGAACGAGGCTACATCGGCGCTGCCAGTCAGGTTGCCTACCTTTTCTACGCCAGTGCCCAGCATCTCACGACCGCGCATCAAGCCTTGACCTACAGTTCCAACGTTTGCGTTGGTCGTATCAGGACTTCCGGTAGGAGGGGGTGGAGGTGCAATGTTCTCCATAGCTCCCACAATGCCGCCCTTTGCTAGGCGTTGAACGTAGCCGCCACCTTTGAGTTTGAGGACTTCACCACCATCGGCAAATCCAAATGCGCCGGGGTTGTTTCTGGCAAAACCATACAGATCAATACCGCCGCGAACAGCGCCAGCGACGTTTTGTGAAGCCATTTGCTGGCCTTGGTTGTACATGCTGGCGAGGTTTGAACCTGTGGCAGACGTACTAGACAAAGCAGATGATGCACTCGACGGCACACCTGCCAACAAACCGGTAGTGTCTTGCATACGGGCAAAGCCCATCTGGTCAGCGCGTTCGCGAGCGCCAGTCATACCGGCTGCACCACCGCCAAAAGCAGTAGTAGCCATTTTGCGCATCTCTTTAGCGTAACGGGGGTCCTCAGGGTTAATACCCATGGAAGCCAAGTCGCCTTTGTAGGCACCCATCGCAGAGCCAAAAGAAGCTTCAGCGTCAGCCTTTGCTTGTGTAGCAGCGCGTTCTTTGTTTGCCTGAGAGCCGTAATCCAATGACTCGTTGACCATGCGGCCATACATTGGATAGGTATATTGCTCAGAGAGGCCCATCAAACGCTCGGCTTGTGCAGCCTGCGTTCCGTACAGCTTCTCTAAGTTTGCGTAGTATTGATTTCCGCCGCCACCGCCCATTTAGACACCTCTTTCTAAGATAGTGTAGATTTTTCCAGCCTCAGGCGCAACCCGCCTGCAGTACCGTTCCATAGAAGGGCGAACCGCACCTCTAATTGAAGAAGCCCCTACGAGCTGCGCCAGTTCAGTAAGGCCATCCCAACAAAACTTCATGAGCCGATCGAACCCAGCTCCGCCCATCGCTAAGACGTACAACACGCATTTCTTCGGATAGTTCAGTATCTCAAACACAATGGCTAGGTTTATCTTGCCATCCTCTTTGTACGCAGCGACAAAAACCCGCTGGCTCTGCACCATGGTCAAAATGTCGTCGACGTCGAACTCGCCGTTTGAGTACTCCATACCCGGAGCCAGCAGTGCACGCAAATCAGCCCAGTGACTTTCCACCGTTTCGGGAAGCAAAACAGAAAGTGTGTGGCCGCTCATACCTAGATGTTATCAGCTTTCCGCCTTTGGTGGTGAAGATTTTTGTTTCTCTTCTAGTGCTATCCACTGCTGGTTAAGCGAAGTCAAAATACCACTAGCCAGCTCCAAACTGATTTTATTGCCCATGTTGTTTTGCATCATGGCAGCCAAGGTTTCAATTATTTGTTCACGCATTGGTATTCCTCAAAATATCGATGAAATGCCACAAATCTTGGTTTCGGTATGTGCCATCGGGTTTATCTGGAGCCCATTCTGTGGGCGGCCCATTTAATTCGGCCAAATGTTCGTCCATGATTCGGTATTCTTTTACTGGAATACTTAAATCAAAGGAACCGTCAGCTTTTAAAATCCCCACGGTCACACGGACGTAAACACCTACAGCCTCCTCGACTACGGCAATTTCTTCTCTAAGGGTCTGAACTGGGACCGTAACTTCTCTTGGCATGGTTAACCTTTTGCTTTTAGTAGTTCTACTTCACGGGACAATTCTTGCACAGCTTTAGTCAAAACCGCTACGTAGGAAGGGTAGTGTACTGTTTTAAAACCGATCTGATCTCCAACTTGCCAGTCGGGTTCTTCGTAAACCAACGACGTTCCATACACGCCCAGCTGCTGAACTTCATCAGCAATAAACCCGTAGCCTTTTTGGTGCCGTGGGTCCGCTTTGAGTTTGTATGACACAGGACGTAGTCTATTGACAAAAGCTAGCCCAACATCGATGTCTTCAATTTCTTCTTTCAAGCGTACGTCTGAAGGGCTGGTTGTCTGAACGGTGAACGTGACAGTGTTGCCAGAACCAGTTGTGCCGACATACGCGCCAGCAATCCCCGTAGAGCCACTGCCCATAAGGTTAAGTCCGGAACCGCCTGCATTAGCGGTGCCTGAGTTAGTGGGGAAAATACGAGCCCAAGAAGATGGGCTATACCCGCCTAAAGCGGCAGAGTCTGCGGCCTGTGCGTAATTAGCAAGTGGCGTATATCCCAACGCAGAAATAATTGCGGAGCTTGTGATGGTCGCAGTCACTGGGCCCCAAGAGCCGTTGCCCTTTAGCACATCAGTTGAACTGCCCGTAGGCTGCGCCATCGTGTAAGAGCCCCAGCGGAACCCGTTGATACACTCAAGGCCGTAACCAGCTAACAACCCAAGACCTTTGACGCCGGCACCGTACGTACCCATTCCATATACGCCTGTATTACCCCCAAATAGGCCGCCCGTACTAGATGACCCGTTTGCTTGACCTTGAACTCCATAACCGCCGGAGGAGTTATAGTTATAGCCGTACACACCGGCTGAGTAGGGGTTTGAAATTTCTCCATAGACGCCGTATGTATAGTACGAGCTTGTGTTGCCATTAAATCCATAGAGAGCGGCACCCGTGGAAATATTTGATTCGGCGTAAACACCAAACTTTGCCGAGTTACTTGTATTTGCGGAGACGGCTGCAAACCCAGAACCTGAAGTTCCACCGGATACTGAAGTCAAGCCGTTAAATACACCGATGCCGGTAATATTGATGTTCGCACCGCCGGTAATATCACCCTTGAATGTTGCTGCTCCCGTGGTGGAATCAAGTGTAAATGTTGTACCGGAAGAATTTCTTCCCACAATACCTTTACTGGTAAACGCAACGCCTTGACCGGAGGCTGTCCCATCAGATGCGATCGTCATGCCGGAGGTTTTGAAACCGCCATAGGTACTGAAATCGATTGACCCACTAAGAATGTCAGCAGCGCTTTTATTAAGCTTGGCATTGACTGCCGCTTGCGCATCCGCAGCGTTGGCGTAGGCGGAATTAATATCGGATAGGACTGAGCTGACAGTCTGCGTACCAAGGTACGCGCCCACCTGAATAACCGAATTGGCGCGAATCGTTCCTAGGACTGTCAAGTTACCAGTCGCTGATTCGATAGCAAAGGTAGTCTGCCATGCACCAGTGGTCTTGTCGTTGTACCCGCCCAAGATACCAGTGGAAGTAATCCCCAATGCTGTGCGCACGTCGCCGGAATATGCTCCGGTGTTGCCTAAAACAACAGCGTCTTTATGCTGAAAAACAACATACTGACCTGCGGGCTCAAGCTTCATAACGGTCGTGCCGTTTAGCGCGCCAGAAATGACCTCCGCAGCTCCACGTTTTAGATCGGCGGTTAGCGTATCCAGTGTGTAAGTCGTAGACAAATTAGTAATGTTCGTCACATTACGGTCCGTGCCAAACGTCGTGCCGCCACCGACAGTGAGCGCTGTGCTCTCTGAAGTTCCTGCGTCAATTACAACTTGCATGTTTCGTGCAAGCACATCCAGCACCGCCCTCACCTGAGGGTCAGATACGGCATATGTTGGGGGCAGCGGGATAAACTTAGACACTACGCAACTCCGACATGGATTCGGCCATGGCCATCTCTTCAATCTTGCCAGCCGTTTGAACGCGAACTGACCAGCGCAGCGAACGCTTACCTGCGGGCAGGCGGTAGTAGCCCGTCGCATTGGCTGTGAACGTGTGCCACAACACCCCGTCGGTATAGAGCATCACGGTAGTTGGAGCTGTGCATCGAATAAAGAAAGCGCCAAAGTTTGCGTAGCTAGGGAGTGTGAACTCCTTGCTCCACCAGTCTAGTGTGTAGTACGAAGCTGCGCCATCGCGCAGACGATACACGTTCGAGCCCTTGGAGTAGTACAGCGTGTCCGTAATCGGCAAGTAGAACATCGAGTCAAAAGTCTCGTTGAACTGCGTAAGCGTGCCGGCGGCCTCATCGGTTCGAATAATGATACCCTTGGCTTCTTGCGAAGACACCAACACCAAGTACCCATCGGTGTAGCCAAAACGAGCGTCATCAGCAATCGTGGCAAACGTGGAGCGCCAGTCCTCACGCGAGTAGAACTTCTGGCTCAAAGCCATCGTAGCCTGTGAGCCTTGCACAAGAACAAAGCCGTCAGCAGACGCATAGCCAACAGCACCTTCTAGGTTCACCATCAAACGTTGAGCAATACCAGCCTGCGGGATTGGAAGCTTCTGCTGCGACATGTTAGAAGGTAGGCTACCCAAAACAATGTACGCCCCCGTATTGGTGGTCACAACCAAAGACTGCGCGTCAGGGCAAATGCCCATAATCTTGTGCGGGAATGACATGGCATAAGGCCATGCATGCGGGCGGAACGGCTCGCTGAAATACAGCATGTTGTCTTTGTACGCAGCAAAAAAGCCGTTGGGCATCGCAACCAAACCAGTCATACCAGATTCAGGAAGGTCCCACTCAAGAGATGGCAGAGCCACACCGACATCGGAAGCCTTAAAGGTCTCATCTTTGTAGACACCGCCCCCAAGGCTGGTTGTATTGATCTTAAAGTACGTAGGGTTTGTACCAAACGTACGGTAGATATTGGTTCCGCTTCTGGGTGAGTAGCCTGTGAAAGATGGATTGGTTGTACCCACTTCAACATAGTCGAGGTATGTTACAGACACAACATTAGCCAACGAAGGGGCAGACTCTTCCATATACGAGTTCACCATGGTGTACACGTAGGCGCGGGTTTCAACTACACCCCAAGAGAATGTAAGTTTGCCGTCAGTTGTCAACATCACCTCGACACCACCGGGGAAAGCCGAACTGCGGGTAGGCGTTGTCGCACCAGAAGAAACCGTCACGTTGAAGATTTCTTTATTGTTGTTCGTCGTGTCCTTGATGACGATCTGAGCAGTCAGTTTCGCGTCATCAGGAGTTCCGCTTGGAGTTCCCGTTGTAACAGTCGTTTCAGTTTGCTGTGATGAATCGTTCCACGCGGACGTACTTTTCTTTCCATCGCTGTACGGCGTCTTTGTGGGCGGAACAAACGTGTATTCTTTCCAAGGGGCAATCACGGTAAACGCCGTCATGGGCGCTTCCTGATACTTCTTACCGTTGGATTCATACCACACTGTGGTCGTGACACTGATGCTTGGGTAGTCCGGCAGTGTTGTTCGCTGCTTCAACGTCAGCGTAGGAGCGCCCGTAGGGGCTGGAACGCCAACTAAATACGAAGTAGCAGGCTCGCCTCCAGTAGGGGCAGCTCCGGAATACGGGGCCACTTTGAACCCATTGCCGTTCATAAAGTACATACGGCCGTAGGTGTCGTTGTTGACTGGGCCTTTAGCGGCAAAAGTTTCCGTAGGCCAAGTGTAGAAATTAACGCCCTCTTCTGTATAGATGCCCTTGACCGTGTTGGTCATGGTCTTGATGAGCGTACCACCTCGTAACGGACGCAAGTCATTCTGTGCAAAATCACAGAACAGCGCCTGCTGCGCGTTAGCATCTGGCAGCTTGTAGTCCGGCAAATTGGGTAATTCGCCAGAGAAGTTTTTTAGTACAAGGGTAGTCATACAGGCATTCTATGTAAGGCACCTCGGCAGTTCAAGCTCTAAGAACGTCCAGCGCGTGATTTATGTGTTTAATGCGGTCTTGCAACCCGATTGTGCCACCGTTGATCTTCTTGGTCATGGTGACGTAGTCCATGCTGTCAGCGTACTGATTTAGCTTGTGTGTATTCCAAAACCAGCCAGCAGTCAAAGCGGCGTACAAAGGCGTAGCGACCAGATCAGGCTCCATCACAAAGTCAACGCCCAGAGCTTGTCCGGCGTGGTAGTAGTTAGCATGACCAGTGAGCTGAATACAGCCGCGGCCGCGGAAACGGTAGCCGTCGCCAGACTTCTCGTCGCGGTTTCCCATACGATCCGAATACACGGTGTTGGCAATCAACTTGGGATTACGAGCGCAGGCTTGTGCCTTGGCGGCATCAAATCGTTTTGGCCACAGCTTGCACAGTGCTTCGGCTCGGTAATTTAGGTTCTCTTCCAAAATCTTGAAGTTGCCGCACTCATGTCCGCACTGGCCAATGAAGGCGGCTTGGCGTAGCGGCGTGGAAATATCAAACCGCGTGAATGTAGCGTTGAGTGCATCAACCCACTGAGGGCCGATATGCAGTTGCGCCAGTTGAGATTCATTGACCATTTACCAAAGCCCTCACTTCGTTGTAGCTGCTGATGCAGGCGTTGAGCTGGTTGATTGCTTTGTCTCCTTCGGCGACGATTGCTGCAATAGCTGCAATAGTCTGTCGCTCAGATTCGCTTGCCTCGTCGTTCCGATCTGCGGGGGCAGGGGCGGCACTTGGGCTGGCTTGTACACTACTGGAGGGGCAGAGGCGCAACTGACCAGCACGGTTGGCGCGAGTAAGAGCAGAAGTTTTTTGATCAATAACATTGTTGGCCTCCTGAAGCTGCGTTGAAGTGGCGGTTAATTTTTCAGTCATGTTGCGCTCAAGCGCACGAGATTCTTCATTCTTTTTGGCAATTGCAATCTGCATGTCCGCGTCGCGGTCAGCCCAGCCGAAATGGTATCCACCGCGGTATGTACCAAACAGCGCAAACATAAGGCCCACAAGTAGCCAAGGTAATGGGATGCCAAACATTATGAAGCCTCCTTACGAGCTGCGGCCAGCAGAGCACGTTCTTCGTCAGATTCCATATGATCTGGCGGCGTTGTTGGTGGGGGAGGTGGAGTCCACTTTTCATCCAAATCAGGGTTTGTGTAGCCCATCCAGTTAAAGCTAGGCATAGATGAGTTTACAGTCGGCGGATTTAAGTTTACAGTGGGGGCAGCCTGAGCCACTGGAGCTGGAGGAGGTTGAACTGCGGACTGAATAGCATTAACCGCAGCGCCTACACCTTTTTTACCGATCACGCCACCGATGCCGCCTACGATCAACAGAACAATGTCGTTGAGCATTTTGGTGTAAGCCATGTCGATTGGGGCCATGGACTTGATAGGCTGCGTCACAAACGTGACTGAGTACAGCAATGAAAACACAATGCCGAACAGAATGATCGTGACCATCACGACCACGAAGCCCCAAATTCGGACTTCAAACTCTTCAGCGGTTAGGCGCGGGCTCTGCTGCTGCGGGGACGTCATTTATTTTCTTCTCCAAGATAGGGGCAACCAAATACTCAGGGCATGTCTGAGTAAACAGGCAGCGAGGTTTTTGGCACTCCGGATCAGTAAAGCGGTCGGGGTCTTGGCACTTGTAGCGATACACGTCTTTGCACCCCGTCAGCAACAATAACAAAAGTAGGTATCTCATACGTATACATCAATCTTGTGGGTTTTAAGGGGGTCTACTGGCTGCCGGTGTTTAATTTCCGCCTGCCGGTTTAACCGTTCAAACTCTTTAAGGTGCTGCTGATGAATGACCCGCTGCGCTTCTTTGAGCATGCAGGCGTTTACTTGGTATGGAGTAATTCTCATAAGCCAAACATCCTCAAAAACTTGTTGACAATTTTGTCAGACAAATCGTTTGGTAAGAACCTTAAAAAGCCAAGCACCCACCAAGCGACGCACATCCGCACAAATATTTTGAGAAACAAGTCAAATTGTTTCTGGTACTCATTCACCGACCACACCTTCCGTGGGTGCACAAATCACGCAGCTCGGTCACAGCAAACGCAATAAATGCAAGGAGGGCAACGACGGCAAGGCCGCCAATCAACCACGCCATTTGCTCTTCTTCGGCTTCTTTGGCTTTTTGTGCTTCCAGCTTCAGAGCCTTCATTTCCTTGGCATCGGCCAAGTCCATCTCTGCCTGACGAGCTTTGATCTTGTTCCAGACATCAATCTTGCCTGTTTGCATGAACAACATTTTTAGTTCTTCTTCAAACGCTCTGGCTTGCTCAAGAGCCATCTCAATCTGAAGCGCTGCTCCCATATTGGAACCTTTGCCAGACTTAGCCTGAAGCATCGCCTTCGTTGCTTGACTCTTTGCGTCAAACATTTTGCCCAGCATGGGCGCAAGACCCCCCAAGTCATTGGCAACTTTACTTGCCTTCTTGACCATGCTGATGGCATTTTGCAAGCCATCCAGTGCAGCTATGGGGTCGATTGGGATCATCACTTGTCCTGTTTAGAGTCTAGCTTGTCAAAGATTTGCCTCAGGATGGATTTAATTTCTGCGATATCAGATTTGTAATCGTCTTTTTGTACGTAGTCTTTCAAAAGATTTTCTCGTAAAGCAGCCACGTCGTCTTCTAGCTTTTGAATTTTCCGAGTCGTCTGGTTAAACACAAAGACGGCCAAGAAGGCCGCAATGGCGACTACAAAATTGAATATCTGTTGGTTGTCCATATCACTTCAGGTTCTTGAGTTTGTAAAGGGTACTCAAATATTCAGCGACGGCTTCGTCGATGATATTCTGAAGTGCAGTATCAGCTTTGTCGACGGCTGTGTAGCGCATCTTTTCAAGCATAGCTAAATGCTTTTCCAGCGTGGGGATCGGCTCTCCGGTGGAATCTACATCCAACATCGGAATCTTGTCGATGAGGCCGTGACGCCCTTGATATGCTTCGGCCAAGGAGTCTGCAATTTCACCAATGCTGGGGTAGAACGAACCCAGCGCCATATGCTGTGAATAGCTTTTTGTTCGGAGGTGAGCGCGATGTGCGTATTCGCGGCTTAAAAACAACAGTGCAATCAGTCGGGCAATCATCTCAGCTCCTAGTAGGCTTCTGCCAGTGCGGCCAGAATTTCTTGATAGCAGTCCAGCCAGTCCTCAAATTTCTGGAAAAAGGCACTTTTGAATGAAGTCATGGACTACCTCCGGTTCAAAGCCTAAAGACGACATGACTCTAGGCGTGTGGGGATTCTGTTTTTGATTGTAACAATACTTGTTTTGTTGTGGGGAAAAATCTTGTTGGGGGGCCCGCCCGATATGGCGCAAGTAGTGCAGCACATTGAACTTCACAGTGTCCAGCAGGGATTGAAGTTCCTCAGGGTCTTGGATATTGCCAGCGGCAATCATGCTGGGGCTGAAAATCTCCCTAGCCCACGGTGGAAGCGTTCGTTCTTTTGACCAAACAAGGCCTTCAGTCTGCGCTGCAAACCACTCATCAAGCGGCGTACCGCCCTTTACAGGACTGAAATCATGAAATGCCCCCGTGACTTTGGCAGGGCCGGCAATGATGTCAAACCCAAAAATAGGTGACGGGTCGTTGGTATGGGGGAAGATGCACAGATGCATCATGTAGAGCTTTTTGCTCTCGCGGGCGTCCACAATGTCTAGGTGGGCTCGGCGAAAGTGCTCCCCCCGCCACAGGTAGTTCTCCCATGGGAACTGGTGGCCTTCGTCGTAAAACTCGTACTTGTTCAAGTGGCCCATCAGCCACATCGAAAAGTCTTCAAGCTGCGTGATGATTGGGCTGGGCGACGAGTTCATTGAAAAGCTCCAGCGTATAGCCAAACGCTCTGTTGGCTTCATCGGCCAAGTCGTCTGTCAGTTGTTCTCTAATCTTGGCAATTAGTGCGGCACGATCTGTGAACTGAAATCGCTTGCCGCTGCCGGGGATACACTTCTTAATCATCTGCCCGCCGTACATGTCAGCCATGTGGTACAGGTAGATATAGGCCATCAAGTCGTGATTGGAAACTTCTTCAATGCGGTCGAGGCACTTCAGTGTCGAGTTGTGTACTGTGACAGACTCAATCTCAAGCTCGTCCAAATCTTCTGCCATCAAACCGGCACGAAACATTTCTGGCACATCGTCAAACGTACCAAGCTTGCGCATGCGATCCTCAATAGCCGCGTATATAACAGTCATGTTATACAGTAGGTCGCCATACATCTGCACGGGAATCTGACCCGAGAGCAGCAACGCCGTGAAGGGGTGAGCCTCCGCAGCGTCGTGCTTATCTTTGATGGCGTCTCTTAGACTCATTCAGCCCACTTGTCTTTAGGGCATGTAGAGTTCACCAACATAACCTTAGCTGGAAGTAAGCAGCCGCACGCGTTGCATACAGGAACTACTGTGTTTTTAAACTCACAGGTACTGCATGTTTGTTTGCGAGCAGCTCGAACCTCAGTTGATGCGAGAACCATAACTTGTGTCTCTTCAGCCATTTGTTGCCTCCGTGTTTACTTTCAGTGCTTCAGGGTTTTCGTTAAGCAGTGTAGCCAACTCCTCAAACGCTGCAATTTCTTCAGCAGTTAGTCCAGCTAAAGAGCGGCCGGGAGCCAAATCTTGCGCTGTTGTAGGTGGAGGTGGGGGTGGTGCTGTGAACGTAGAGCCATCATAAGCGTAGCCGCTAGTGACTTCCTCTGCGCATGAAACCCATACAAACGAAGGGTGAAAGCGTCCCGCAGGATCAATATCAGTCACCTCTACCACGCGTTGATTGTCAATTCGTGCCCATTTAGTCATATATAACTCCAATTAATTAAGCCCACTCGAGCGCGACATATCCATTACCGCCTGCGCCAGAAGTACCTGCGTACCAAGCGTAGCCCATTGTGTTTCCGCCGCCGCCGCCGCCGATACCGCCGTTACCGCCAACACCGTAGTAGCCAGCTCCGCCGCCGCCGCCGCCTAAGAAGCCGCCGTTACCGCCGTACGCGCTGTTAGTTGTGTAGGCAAGGCCGCCGGAACCGCCGCCGCCAGAACCACCATTACCGCCATAGTAGCCGCCGGAACTTGAATACCACGCGCCGGGAGCACCGCCTTCGTTACAGTTGACCAAACGAGGTGTAGCAAAAGCTTCAGCAGCAACACTAACACCGCCGCCAGAACTGGCAGTCGCGACAAAACTTGTACCGCTTACGCTACCAAAGTCCGTTACTGTAGCGGCTGTGACTGTTTGGCTGGGGTTAACGTTTTGTATAGGTGAGTTTTGAACACCCAAAATGTTTTTACCACCTTTGCCGGGGTAGGAACTAGCGTTTCCGCCATCATCGCCAGCTCCGCCGTATCCGCCGCCAGCTCCACTGACTGCGTTTGCACCGCCGCAAGTAGTGTATTTATAGGTACGACCGCCGTTACCGCCAATACCGCCACCGCCACCGCCGTGAGATTGGTAGTATGCTGCACTACCGTCGTTTGTGCCGCCGCCGCTACCACCAGTGCCTAACCAAGAACCAGCTGCACCGCCGCCGCCGCCAGCTTGGTTTTCGTTGTTGCATGAACAGCAGTTTCCAAAACCGTTGGTGTTGCCGCTTCCGCCATATCCGCCGCTCGAGTTATACAAAGTTCCACCAGAGCCTGAGCCACCGGGGACTGAAGAATAGCAGCTAGAGTACGCCGCGGGGCTATAACCGCCAGTGGCTGAGCAGAATGATCCAAAAGATGAAGAGCCGCCATTAGCTTGAGCATTCTGACCGCCGCCTGCGCCAACAGTAACTGAGATCACTTGGCCGGGGGTAACTGTGTACACACCCATGGCAAAACCGCCGCCGCCGCCGCCGCCGCCAGAGTAGCTGCTAGAGCAGTAGCCACCGGAACCACCCGCACCAACCACAACGGCGCGAATCGACGTAACGCCGGCGGGTACAGTAAAGTTTGTTGTACCGGGAGAAGTAAACTCTTGGTAGTTTTTATACGTACGCTTGTCCGTAGTAGCGCTGCCGCTACCAGTTTGAGAAGAAAGCAAGAATGCCATTACACGATCCTCCAACCAAAGGTTGAGTTAATAAACACGAGACGAAACGCGGCGTTTTTAATATCCACCGTCATGTCATCAGCCTGACCAAAAAGTAAACTTCCATTTCGAGCAACTGTTAAATTCTTTGTGTCAAACAAACCAGCCACGTCAAGAATTTCAACATAATCGCCTGTTGTTGGGCTTGCAGGTAGCGTTACAGTAAAACCAGCGCTGGTGGTGTTACATGCAAGTCTATCACCAGATACGGCGGTGTAGTTTGCTGTTTTAACCAGCCAAGTTTTTTGCGAGTTATCTACATACGTCTTAACTGCAGTAACGGTAGGCGCTTTGGTATCACCACCAGTTTGCAACGTAACATCAGTAGCCAGTAAGCCGCCTGCGCCACTACCAGACTTGTTGTCCACGTATGTTTTTACCGCATACTCAGTTGGAACCGCAGTATTGGAGTTACCTGACATCGTGGCATCAGATGAAAACTCATTAATCTGCTCACCCAACTGAGCGCCAATTGAGCCCAAGCGCAGGGAAGACAAACCAGACAGGTCAAACGCAGAAGCGTTCAGCGTGGCACGACCAGTAGCTTGGTCAATCCGGAAGTATTCGCCAACGCGGAAGTTACCGTCTTGGTCGGTCGATACGTAGAACACGCGGCCGGGGAACGCCTCATCGGTTTCATTGCCTTGAGACGCGGGTTGCGTTGGCGTGCCGGGATAGTTAGTTGTGGATACTCCGCCAGTACCAATTGACAAGAAGTCGTGGCCTGTTAGACGAATCTGGGAGTACTTATAGCGAATCGTAACCGCCGTGCCGTTAGCAGAACCACTTGGTTTTTCTTGCGACAGCAGCAGTACGAGATCGCTTGAGCTATCTACCCATGTATTGGTGACCGATTGAATTACGTAAGAGTACGTGTCGCCAGCCAAGGAAATGCTTGCACCGGGCTTAGGTAGCGCGCTAAATCCATTCGCCACCAACACAAAACCTTTTTGGGACTCTGCACCAGAAGAGCATGTGCCTGTGCCGCCGCTACTGAAAGTCAGTGTCTGCGAAGCAGAGAACGTGCCCGAGCGGTTCTTAATATAAACCTTGTTGGCTGAGTACTGAACATTTGTAACAGTAGCAGTAGCGCCAGCACCATTGGATACCGTGTCGCCTACATTAATTAAACCGCCGGTGTAGACAAACGGCAGTTGTTCGCCAACGATAGTTCCTGTAATAGCAGATTCGTTGCCATCAAAACCGCGAGCAGTTGCCCCCCAAGTACCGTAGCTGTTGTTGCCATTCAAGGCGCGGATAAAGCCGCCGCCGGATGCGGTGTAACCAAAGTAGGCGTAATACGTGAAGCATGAAACGATCTCAGCTTTACCGCCGTCCTTAACCCAATAACCAACACCATTATCGGTAATGACTGTGTAGCCGTGGAAGATCATAGTCTTCGCGCCGTTGCTATGTACAGAGCCATCAATCAGTGCGCCGATAGCGCCAGAGCCGATAAATGAACACTCCAAAACGTAAGGTGACTTGGTTGTAATTGCTGACGATGGGTTAAAACGAACCACAACACCGCGAATGGTGGATGTAGTAACGTCAGAAGCCGTCGTGCCGGGGACCCAACCAGTCATGCCCTTAAACGTCATTTTGTTCAAGATGGAGCCGTTGCTCATCAAGAACATAGAAGCCTGTGCGTTGGGAGTTACGCCATCGTCACTATTACCGCTAGCTGGCTGGACAATAGTTGTTCGTTGGTTATCACCAACAATGGCAGTATTTGCTGGAATAGTAATTGGTAGCTGCTCACTGTAGGTACCAGTCTTAACAAAGATAGTTGCACCCTCACCGCAAACAGTCGTTGCATACTTGATAGAGGCAAATGGTGTAGCTAAATTTTTACCAGCTGCAGGCGTGTCAGTTCCATGAGGAGCAACGTAGTACACCTTATCGGATTGCGTAGCGCCGATCCAATCAAGAGTTGCGCCATCTGCTTTGACGGTCAAAGATTGACCTGTATCGGTAGTTTGAATTACTGGCAAAACATCGGAGCCGCCAACCACAAACTGAGTCCACTTGGCAGTTCCTAGGTCAGTAACAAATGCGCTACCTGAAGTGTGGTCAAGCGTGGCAATATACGCGGAGCCCACGGAATCTTTTACGACGTCATCTTTAAAATAAGAGGTTGAAGCAGTCCATGCGCCTCTCCAGCGAATGCCGCCGTTGAACTTAGTCCACTTGTTTGCGGCAAGGTCCGTGTCAAACACAGTCGAAGCGTTTCTAGTGACGCAGATGTAACTATTACCGCCGTGCTGCACTACATCGTTAATATAGTATTCAGTGGCTGTTAGCCATTCACCTCGAGCGCGAATGCCCTCGGTCATTAGTATCCAGTTGCTGTTTAGTACGCCAGAGGCGTTAATTGGCACTTGGTTAGTGTTGTTAGCAATAGCTTTGTATTGATTTGCTCCGTAGGCAACAACATCATTTGGAACATAGGCGGTCGCAGAATTCCACGCGCCACTGACTGACACACCCTCGATCAACTTAGCCCAGTAAGTTGTATTTGTTGGAAGATTACCAGAGGTATCTTGCAAAGCAATGTAGCCAGAACTACCGTAAGAGACGATATCGTTCTTTTGGTATTGGCCTGCATTTGAGTATGTGCCTTCATACTGAATACCGTCAGCAAACTGCGACCAGTATGTTGTATTTGGGGGCGTGTTGCCAGTTGTATCTGCAACTGCAATGTATACCTTACCGCCGTGAGCAATACCGTCGCCGACTTTGTATGCAACAGCGTTGTTATAGACACCCTTGAATTTAATGCCCTCAACCATGAGAGCCCAGTATGTCGTGTCTGTAGGCAGATGACCTGATGTTTTTAACGCATAGGTGTAAACGTATACGTTACCGCCATATTTAACGATGTCGTTTGACTCGTAGACGGTAGAGTTGTTGTAGTCGCCAGCGAAGCTAAAGCGAAGTTTGCCCAAGTCGATTAATTGAGTCATACTATTTTCACCTGTAAATGACCGTTGTTACCCCACTGGAACTGCAAAGTATCTTGAGTCCACACCCACTGCTTGTAGTCGTACTTGTCGATGATGTTGTCTTGGGGCAAGGCAACCAGTGAACCATCATTGATAATTTCAATGTTTAGGTTTCCCGTATCGGGGTCAAGACGAAAGCCGTAAAAAGTTTTGTTGGCAAGATCGGTGCCTTCGTAGAAACCAGCCATCATGCAACTCCTGTCAGGATTGAGGCGACAACATCAAAGCTGTTGTCTAGCCCACTGGTCGCAACTATAGCATCCCCGGGCAAAAGAACCAACTTATTTCCCCGCATGATCTCTTCGTTGGTACCGTTTTCGACGCGCTTGTTGCGAACGATGTATGTGTCGCCGGTGGTTTTGCGAAGAATCAAATTGACAGGCAAAACGCCGCCGGTTTTGTTTGCTACGTTGCAACCAATCAAAATGGCTTTTACTCCAACCGCCGTATAGACAATTGAGTCTGCTGTACCAACATTGTTTACTGTCGCATTAGTAAATGCTGTAGCCATGTATTACCCCAAAGCAATAGCCAACACTAAGGCGACATCACCCGCAACGCCCTCGATGGAGGCTTCCACCTGCTCGACACCGTCTTTCAAATTAATGAAGTTGGTATCGACTTCCTGATTTGTCAGGGGGGCATTTTTGGGCGCATCGCCCAGAACGCGGGTAGTAATGTCAACCATGATTAGTTAACTGTAACAGTCCAAGTCACGGTCATCGAGTCGCCAGCTTGCTTGTTGACGACTGGGAACACGGTGCGGCAGAGCATTGTGCCGCTTGAAGAAGCGTTGAAAATGCCGGATTCAGTCACAGCACCAGTGCCCACACCAGCAGCAAACGAGGCGATGTAAGTCACTTGATTGGCAGTCACTGTTGTGCTTGTCAAAGCTACACGAGCGCCAGAAATTTCAGTTTCCAGTGTGGTGTCGCCAGCTGCAGCTGCAGTAGTGCCAGTACCTAATGTCATGTGTGACATCACGGTAGCTGTAGCTTCCTTCATGCGGCTTGCAATGAAGTTCAGACCGGTGTTTACCACGAGGTTTTTCAGTTCGCGGTCATCTTTAATTTGGCCGTCAGGGCCAGTCAAAACAACGCGAAGCGCGCCAGTGACTTTAAGGTTCTCAATTGTGTTCATTTCAGTTCCTCATGTAAAAACACGCTCTTGCCCAACATAAGACTGACTGAAATAAGTGCTATCACAGTAGTCCGTTAAAAACAGGTAACCGCTATCATTAGCGCCAAGCGTTTCCGATAGTGTACGCTGTAAATCGAATTTTTGCACCTCAATTAATGTTAGAGGTTCTACGACAGATTTGTCAAGCTTTGTATACTGGTCGTCTTCTGTCGTTAGGGTGCCGTCAAAGTCGTCCGTCGCCTTGAGCGTCTCAGCAAAGTTCTTATTGACCCCGAGGGCAGAAGTGTCTGTCGCATACTGGTTCTCGTACTGTGGAGGCACGCCGCCAGCTGCAATTCGGACAATATCTACAACCTCGCTGGTGCTAGTTGTATCTGCTCTTGAAACGGCAAAGTAAAAATAGAGCGTGTCGGTGGCGTGCACCGAGTCAGTGAGCGTTTTGGCAAACGTATGCGTCAGTGTATCTGCCGTGGCAGCCGCGTCAGTAGCAACTTTACTCAGGTCAAAGTACTTCAAATCCGACAGTGACGCGCTGTCCGCTAGGGATTTTCCAGCGTCAAACACCGTTAAAGTGCTCGTCTGAGCCGTGTCTGTGGCAGCTTTATCGACCTGCGAAGTCTGTAAATCAGCCATGTTAGCGGTACTGGCAAGCGATTTACCCGTTGCTACAAAGAGTTCTGTGCCAGTCTGCGCGGCGCTGGTCAGCGACTTACCCACTTCATTAGTCGTATTCGTGCCTGTAGAAACTGCAGAATCCAAGGGTTTCTCAGAGGCCACAGTCGTGTACGTGGCAGTAGAAAACACATCTGCCAGTGCCTTGCTAGAGGCAATCGTGGTTTCGGTAACCGTCGCAGCTACATCTGCAGTGACTCGGGAAATGTCATACGACAGCTGGGTGTTGGTCGTTGCAGCATCCTGAATGTTCTTATTTAGGAAGAAAACCTCCCCGTCATCCATGATGAGCGACGCGTTGATTTCGTCCGTGCCGTCGACCGTATCTTCGAAGAATCGCACAAATGCGACAGCGCGACTAAAAGCGTCTTGTGTCAGCGTAGAGTCTGCCGCCGATTTACCTGTGGTACGCACAGACTGATCACTCGCAGAGGTTGTATCTGCTTTTAGGGTGCTAAAGTCTTTGTCGGTTTGCGTCTGAGCGTGCGCTACATCTTGTACCGCTTTGCCTGCAAATACTGTGCGAGTCTCTGAAGTTGTAGCCTGATCTGCGAACACCTTACCGACCAGTGCGTGCGCTGCATCAGACAGCGTAGCTCCATCAGCAAGCAATTTAGTCAAACTAATCAGGGCTTGCTCAACAGCGTGAACTTCATCTGCACGCAGTTTGGAGATATCAAAGTGTTGTAAATCTACAACAGCAGTTTCATCCGCCAGCTCTAACAACGTAAAGAAGTGGCCAGTAATCGCGTCAGCTTTTAGGAGTGTGGCTTTAATCGCCACAGATAGGGCAGAACCAGCTCCTACGGCGCTCAAAGCGGCTGCCCTAGCAAGGACAACCATTGTCTTGTTTGTGACCTCTACGGCCCCTGTAACCGCCCGCGCTTTAGCAACCAGCGAAGAATACGTCGCTAGCGCCTTTAGTTGCTGAGCGGTGTACTTAACTGGCATCTCAGAATTGGGCTCGTAACTGGAACTTCAGTGGGGCGTAAACGGTTTGAATGCTGCTATCAGAGAAGGTTACTTCAATCTCACCTTCGTAGTAGCCGGGCTCAATATTCAACTGGCCTGTCAAGAACTGGAATGCTACTCGCCCACCAGAGCCAGCCAACGCATACGCTTCACCAGTCAAGTTTTGTGTGACGTTGCCGTCGGCGTCTTCAATACCGGGCTGCAAGTATCCTGTCAGAGTAAACAGCGTAGATGTGCTGCCGCCTGCTCGGAATTTAAGTAGGACTGTTGCGCCGGAAATATCAACAACGTTGCCGGTAGTCTCGTCAGAAATTACCGCTTTTACTTGAGGGCGTGTGTCGCCCTGAACGAGTTTGATTCGATTTGAAGACATTACCAAATCCTGTTGTAACGAACGCGCATAGACGCGTGAGTCATTCCGCCGGCAACATATGCACGGGCCATCTGCTTGGCAGTTCTAAACCTAGCTTCATACATCCTTGCAGCTGCTGGCTCAGAGTATGGTTGATTTGGTGTAGCCATCAAGTGCGCCAGAGTGCCAGCCACGATATCCTCTAAATACCGCTCATAAAGCATCGAATCCACTACAGTGGAATCTCGAGTTGGCATGTATGAAAAACGGCCTGTAATCGCATCCTGCACCGTTTCAGAGGGGCATAGCGCTAGAGTAATCTCGTCGGGGTTAAACTGCGTAAAGACTTTTGGTGTTCCTAGCAAAGACTGCCAGTTTACCGAGAACATCTTCTCCAGTTCGTACTGACTACGACGCTCAAGCTTGCGGCTCTGATAGTAGATGCCGAGGACCTGCCCCAAAACATTGTATTTTGGCACGTCGATCTGATACGTATTGACGCCCGCCATTACAGTAATTGGGTCTAAATCGCACTGGAGCAGCAATGTTTCACGGCAGAAGTCGATGCAGGCGTTGCGCGCAGCGATAACCGCTTGATCATCCAACACGTTTGGGGCGTGTGGGAGGATGTGCGGCAAGAAGACTTCGTATGAAACGTTACTCACTTCATTGTTCCCGGTAAGTTAGGATTAAACGGAGCCAACGCTTGGTTGGGGTTAGACACCGTTTCCGCTGTAACTTTGCCTTGCAGCAATCCTTGGAACTGCTGATAGTAGGTTCCTGCCAGAGCTGCGTTGTTGGCGTACTCGGCATCTTTGCTGTAGGCTCGGAATAGCACGTAGCTAATCAAAGCTGTGACGTAAATGTCGTCAATTGTGATGGTACCGTTAGCCACCGCATCTGTGGGTGCGGCTGAGTAAACCAGCTCAACATAGCCTTGGCCTGATGCAGGCTGTGGTGGGTATACGTAAAACGTCTTGGAATCCAAGGGTGTATAAACAAAATGCTTTACCGTAGCACTGGGGGTCGCTGAATGCCAGTTGGGTACTTGCGTATCCAAGATTTCACGAGACACGGCGCGAATAGAGCTACCGGGCGTAGTGCCATTGGTGCCCATATTGCGGACGATGTCGATCAACGAAATGGCGGCAGCTGGTAGTGTTTGTTTAGTTCCAGCCGAGCAGATGACAGCGTTGTTTACAACAAACGCATTTGGTTTATACAACGAGACTTCACGCTGGCCATCGTTCAGCCACAAGATTAACTCGTCGGCAGGCCAACGAATGTTTGTAGGGTCTTGAAGAATGGTCGAAACCTTGGTCAGGATCGACGCAACTGTGATGGTCGCCATGAGCTAACCTCGTAGAGTATGAAGGTATGAGAATACTAACACAAGAAGGGGCCCCGTGGGGCCCCATTCTCATGAGGGCTTAGCCCTTGACAACTGCGTAAGTCAGAGCTTCTGGCTTAACTGTCTTACGACCGTAGATCATCAAACCGCGGACCAAAGTACCGAAGTCGTTGGGGTTGGGAATAGACTCAACCTTGTTGATCTGGGAAGCGAAAGTCAAAGCAGACTTCTGGCCAGCAATGATCACGTGACGCTTAGCTTTACCAGCATCAGCACCGCCAGTGTAGTTCTGGTCAGCAGCTGCTTTAGGCAACAAGTTAGAGACATACACGTCGAAGCGGTCGATGCGGCCGATCTTGCCGTTACGCAAGATAGACTGGGCATCACCAGTGATGTAGGCTTGAGCCAAGGGGCTGCGCATCAGCAAGTCACGCTCGTAGGGAGTCAAGATCAAGAAGCGATCAGACTCAGGAACGTTTTGCTCGTCCAAAATAGAACCCATGCCAGTGATGGTGTTCAAGATTTGAGGAGCGTTGCTGGAAGCTGCGTAGTCCAAAGGAGCCGCGTCAGTACCCATGTTGAAAGCACCGCTCAAAGCACCAGCAGTTGCGCCGATGTTGGCAGCAGCTGCAGAGCTGAATGTGCCCAAGAAAGATTCGCGGTCAACGGCGATTTTCATCTGGTTGGCAGCGTCAGTCGTGAACATGTCCATCAAGTTAGGCTGAGCTTGGTACTCGAGAACGTCAGAAACGTTCACGCCGAAGTAGTAGCCTTTGTCGATGTTCAACTCGATTGTGTTAGGAGTTGGTGCTTCGTATGTCAGGCTTGAACCGACGGTGTAAGCGCTGATTGTGATGGATGGGATGTTGTTGATAACAACCTTGTCACCCATGTTCTTGATGTCACCTTCCCAAGAAGTGTTGGAAACATCACCGAATGTGGTGTTAGCGTAGAACTTGACGTTCAGTTTGCTAGACCAAATGGCAGGAATGAACGTGCCGCTGTATGCGGGGTTCGTGTTGAAGGGCGACGCGACGGCGTAGCCAGCTGCTGCTGATACTGTAGACATTTAATACTCCAAATAAAATCGGTTTGTCAAAACACGCCGCCGTTACAGTTATAGACGAATACGTCCTTCTGTTTGGGCAGCATCTAACTCTGCTTGTAGCTGCATCGCTTGGTCATGCTTGCCCTGTTGTGACAGTCGAACGATCCTATTGCTTTCAGCGATGTAATCAGCGCTGGTATAGATTCGGCCGGTCTGCGAACTAGGGTTTGAAGCCGTTGACTTCCCCGGTGCAACCTGACGGTTCAGCTCTTGGCGTGCGCTAGCTTGCTGTTGTTTTTTTGCTGAAGGGTTATGCGCTGGATACTTTTCGAAAAAGGTATCAAACACTTCCTTGACGGCTTGGACATCCTGACGACCTGCAGCGTTCAGTAGAGCGTCATTCCATGTAGATTGCGAACCCGGAATACGAGTTGCTAACCATGCTTGACAATCATCTGTTGCTTGAATCGCTTCCCAAGTTGGCAACGTAGCATTGAGATTCTCAAAGAATCGATCCTGCGCTGACTTAGCTTGAGACTGGACAACTTCACCGACTTGGCCTTCAGCTTTAGACAACTGGCCTTCCAGTGCCTCGATTTGCTTGATGTACTTAGACTCGCGCTTACCAAATTCCTCTTTGGCGATGCGGCGGGCTAGGTCTACCAAGTCCTCACCAAATGCTTCCACGTCTTTATTTGTAACCAGTTGGCTTGGCTCAGGTTCAGCCTGCATAGCAGTCTGCTGTTCCTTGAGTTTCGCCTGTAATTGATCCATCGATTCCGTCAACTGCTTAACTTGCTGTTGCAAGGTGGGCACCTGACTGTTGTACTGACCTTGAAGTGACAGGTAGCGTTGCTTCCATGTCGCATCGTCTTCAGCTGGTTTCGGTGGCTCAACGGAGACTGGTTCCTGACTTTGCTTATCAGGCTCCTGCTCAGTATTAGGTTGAGGTTCGTCTTCGGGCTTGGGTTCCGCGGCTTGTTGTGCTGCAGCAACCTGCTTGTCGTACTCATCTGCAATTGATGCTTGAGCTTGTACCTGTTTTGGCAATGCCATAAATACTCCTTATGCCGGTTCCACCACAGAACTTGGGCGTGTTTTTACAAAACGACTTGCCGGGGGCTGCCCCCTTAGGCTTATCGGGTCTTTTCTGCCAGCTCGGGCGCTTGCCTGAGCATCGTAAGAATGTCTTTACACTCTCGCGCCATCCCTTGGACTCTAGGGGTGGTATCGCTGGACGAATCCAGCAAATTATTTGTCA